GAGTGTCAGTATTAGTAAACTGTATACTATATTGAATATTGTATACGCCAGCATTTTGAAATTTAATTAAAGTTGGATTTCCACTAGGATCATTGCCTATTGTTACTCCAGATCCTTCAGCCGTTGTGTTAATTTTTATAGCATATGCAGTTGTAGTGTTTGCGGCTACTTGAGATGCGTTTTTGTCATAAAAAGAGCCATAATAAAATCCCATTGTTGAAGGAATGGTACTTTTTATTTGATCAGGCCAATACACCCAAGATGATCCATTCCAAAAAACTGGCCTATTAAGACTAGTGTCAAAATATGGCGCTCCTGTATACAAATAAACTTTTGGCCTATTTTTAGTTGCGCCAGATCCTGTGATTAAATTTAATACGTTTTGAGCGCGATCCAGCCACTGCTGCCATACACCAAAGACTTTACTAGTCCTATCAGAAATAACTGACTGAAATGGCGCTTTTGGAAAACTCATTTTTACTTGGATGCCTCAGTTGCATAAGCTGCTGCACCGATTAATACAACTTTAACTGGATCAGTAATTCGCAACTTAAAGACAAAAGACCTACTTACTCCAAGCCTTCTCCATTCTGCTCTGCGTAAATATTGACCAATTGCACCAAAACTAGTCCACATTTCTCTACCATAAGTAAAGCCACCATCTCTACTGACTTGCATCATGATCTGTGGCTCAAGCGTCTGTGCTTCTGTTCCAACATTTTCTGTAATAAGATCTAAGTTATTTTCAGTGCTTATAGGATCATTGTCTTGAGTAACAATGTAGCAATAAGAAGCAACATTATCAACAAGACCAACACCTTGCTGCATATCCAGTCGAAAACGATAAATATGCAATTTATTAAAAGATGTGTTGGCAAACAAATGCGGAGTGATTAACTCTCTAGCAATTAATTCGCCATTATCAGTAAAAGATTGCGGATCAAGAATATACAAATTACCGTTACGATAATCAGTAACAGCAATTTGATTTAAATATTGAGCGCCAAAATTAGCATAATGCCTTGTTTGTCTTCCAGATATAAGGACAGACCAAGCATCAGTTGTTGCATCATACAGCCATGTTTTGCCTTCTTTCTGAAAAGAAATCTGATAAAACTCATGACCATTTTGGCGATAACTAAAAGCAATAGCATCACCAATGTTCTGATATTGAGTTAGCAGATAGTCTAAATCAGGAGTAGAAACTACAACTGGCTGATAATTTTGAATGCGTACAACAGAAACCCCACCGCGCCTAGTGCGACCGAGATAGAACATTTCACCAGCACATCTAGCAATTGACCAACGAGCCGCAAGACCAATGTCAGTAGGTGAACCAGCAATCCTTTGAAAAGGAAAAGGAAATGATCCAGTGTTTTGCCAATATTCTTGAGAAATAGTTCCCAGCAGGACAAGATTGCCATTGTCTACAAAGACCGCTTGAAGATCATCCGTATAAGCCTCTTTGCTAGCAAACTGTAATGGATCCCAGTTAAACCCATCGTATTGTCCAGATAGCCAAAACTGCTTAGTGTTTGGATCGTTAATTACAAAATAACTATCAATAAAGACTACAGTGTTAGCTCCTGGAAAATTTACGCCAGTGTAAGAGTCTTTTACATTTCTAAAATTATTGATTACCCGCAAATTCCCGTTAGTTGCTGGCAAAGCATCTAAATAACGGATAAGCCAATCATTAGCGTCCGTAACTGTGCCAGCACCAGTAGTCGTTCCTGTCGCAGTGAAAACAATACCAGCCTGATTAAGTGATGCTCCAACAAGTGTAAAATCAGTGTAATTTGCAGACGATGGATCATCACTTCCAAGAGACTGAATAACGTATTCATTTCCAACAATAAGATAAGGAGCAGATGTCGGTAAAGCATTAATAGTATATGTAGCGCTTGGCAATAAACCAGAATCAACTTTAATGTTTACTTGCTGAAGGTTTTTTCTTGTTGTCAAAGTCTCATTTACAAGAATGACACCAGGATTGTTTATATATGCTGTGCCAATAGCTGCTGCACCACCTAATCCAGAAACAGTAAAGGTCCAAGTATTGCCTGTAATTGAATCAATTGTATAAGTTCCAGTTGGAATATTTCCAGTATTGCTGGTAAATTCTATTGATTCACCAATATAACGACATAAGGTTACATATGGTTGTGTTTCAGTAACAGTAACAATTTGATTTAGCGAATCAAACGTATAATTTCTAAGAATTTGAACTGGATAGTTATATGTAAGTTCTCCAGTGTTAGGTTGGAAAATATAAGCATTTTGACCATCAACAATGATTAGTTGTAGGCCATTGTCGGCCATTGATACATTGCCTGATGTTGAATTTAACTCTCCAACAACAACAAAAGCACCGTCTGAGAAAACTTCATACAATTTATTGTATACAACAATAAAAAGAGTGCTTTTAGCTTCCCACCACCACATTCCTCTAGCAGGATTATTGCCAAAATTAGCAAATAACTTCAGCCCTGGAGTTCCATAAGCAACAAGATTTGATTTATCTTTTTCTTGCTTAACTTCCATGAACAAGTTTTGGCGTTTCTGAGCCGTAACTGACTTAGATCGGCCATCAATGCCTGGACCTAGCAGTGGAAGTTGTATGCTTTCAGCCATTGTTAGCGTCCGTAGCCGTCTGAGTAGATATTGTATCTAAGCTGAGATGTATTCATTAGCGCTACATCAGTACGCAATGTTTGTGTGCGTTGATTGATTCTTTTAAGTCTTTTTAATGCGCTAACTGCAAGCTGAACAGTAGTTGGACGCATATCAAATTGATACTCTTCAGCAATACGCACTGCAAGATTGAATACAATTGCTTCCCAGTATCCTGGAGGAAGCTCAATATATGCCGTTGGATCAGAAATAATCGGCAATGGTTTCCAGGACGTAATTGTAATAGTCCCTGGAGAAGTGCCTGATTGTGCATTTGGAGCATAAACAGGATAAATATATGCGCTAGCAACAGGAAAGCTAGGTTGATAATACAAATACCCTGGAAAGTTAGTGCTAAGAGTCTTTAAGCGAATGGCATTGTAATCATCAAACTCCAGCACTTGCATTGGATAGTCTACTGGAATAGAGCTATTTGTCAGTGTTAGATATGCGCCAACAATTTTAGTTGGACGCACCGTATTCCAATCGCCGCCAATGCCTATACTGTAAGGATTTTGATTAGGAACTAATGGAAAAGTCTCTCTGATCACCTGATAAAGCATTAGCTCATCAACAGACCAAGAGTCTAGCATCCTGTTTAAAGATTCAATGCCGTCTTTTAATTCAGATGCCGTCAGATCAGTATCAACAGCCGATACTTGAATCAACCGCATTGATGCTCGAACAAGATCCTCACCAGTGTATAACTGACCTACGTTAGCTACTATTTGAGTGCTAACAGTGTAAGGATTTGTTGCGCCCCAGACGTTAGAATTATTTTCCCAGTAAACGTTGGAAAGTTCCCAGATCGTACCAGGAAGCGTCCAAATGTTTTCTAACAATGGCGTTTTTGTTAGATTGCCACCGCCAAGAAGAATGTCATATTCTAACGTTCCATCAACAACATAAAACGTAATGTTGTTATTAAATACGTTTGCTGGCGCTGTTATCTGACTAGTACACTCTTGATTACTATAAACAGGTGCTGGTGTTTGAGTCCCATGATAAAACACTTGATAAATGCAATCACCAAGGATGCCGCCCTCTGGAGGAATAATATTTACAGTGAAATATCTGGACATAATAATTCCAAATTAGCTTACAAAATGTTCTTTGTTGATATATTCTTCAGGTTTTACCTGTTCATTACTAGCAAGTCTTTGTTTTAAAGCAATGTTTTCGGCCTCTAAAACAGAGCATTTATGCTTATAATGCGCTGCTTCTTTTGCTAAACCGTTTACTACATCTCCAATATAACTGTTATGTTCTTGTTCCATACTTTCCTTTATGCAATTGTTGGTATTTTAATGTAACCGCCGCCAGGATATCTTATTTGTATATATCCAGAGATAGGCGTATCTGATGTTGGCGTGTAATAACCAAGACAAACATTGTTGTCAAATTCTACAAAGCCAGAACCTTTTGTTTGGAATTTAATTCCAACATCTGTTGCTCCACCAGTTGCTTTAACTATATATTGACTGTTGCTTTGGGTATATAAGTTTAAACCACCAGCATTCTTTGGAGCCATGACAATATCAACATCTGTTCCAGACCCTTCAGCAGCAAATCCAGGAGTATATCCAGAACTTGAATATGCGGTTACATAATTTGCTTGCTGATTACCAAATCTTATTCCACCAATTCCTTTAGGAGAAAGATTCAAAAATACATCAGATGCTGATCCTTCAACAGTCAAAGTTGGAGAAGACCCAGAATCACCTCTTGCGACAAGCCAAGATTGATATGGAGTGCTAGTTAATGGGCCATAACATCTAAGAGATTCTTTACCATTAATGCCACCAAGAGAAATGTAGCCAGTACTGCCTGTAGTAAGATTTGGAGGAAAAACACCAATTGTGTATTTTTTCTGACCAGGACCATATTCACCAGCACCGATATAAAGCGGCCTTGATGTTGTCATGTCCCTTATGATGATATTCCAGTTAGCCCCAGATGCAGATCCACTGATGCTGGTTACATTAACAGTGATTGAATTTGCGCTGACACTGGTAATAACGCCATCCATATAGTTGGTGTTATATTGAGCTACTACTCCGTAGTAGACCCTAACTGTTTGAGTTGCAGCAAAAACAGTCCCAGCAGTTGGCGTTGTTGCAAATGTTTTTGAACCATATCCTATTGAGGTTGAGGTGTTGCTGTAAATATAAATCCAAGAACCACCAGACTCAATTGTATAGCATTTGCCTTCGCCATTTTGTTCACTAGCAAGGCCCAAAATGTTAAGAGCTTCTTCATAATTTCCTTGAAGCGTTTCAGCTCGATAACAAACAATTTGATTATTGATGTTTGTACGCCAGCAGAAAGGAACGCCGCTGTTGTTTCCAAGGTTGCTAGGAACCGTATATGTACCTGGGTTAACAAAAGCTACTGTACTGGATATATCAGTATTGTTAACTGCAACAAAAGGATCAGATCCAAACAAAGGAATAAAGGGATCACCAGAAACAAAAGTAATTGTTGTATATGAGCCATTCCAGGATGTGTTACATATTCCTGTTCCGGTCGTATAAACATAAGTAAATGCTTCAGTGTAATTTCCCGTGAAAGAAACTGATGCCCCATTTACTTCTGTAACAGTTAATTGATTTGAATTTACTACACTAAGAACTTTAAATGTTTTGTTTAGGAAGTAAAAATTGTTTCCAACAAAAGTTGTAACTCTACCTGTTCCAGTAAAATAAAGTGCACTAGTATTAGCGTAAAAAGTTGTACCAACTGTATTTGATGGCGCTCCAAAAAGAGTAAAGTTAGATGTTCCAACAGAAGTAATGGTGTATCTTTGACCAACTAGCATAAAGTTTTGGTCAAACCCATTATTATCGCCAGACGTACCAGTGTTTCTATTAATTATGTTAGTGCCAGCAACACAAGTTGCATACCCAGTACACGCCGTACTATATAAAGTTGATTCAATTGCATTTTGATATTTTGTTGGAGAATGGATTAACCAATTTGCGGCCCCATCACAATCCAAAATGATTCCATTAGGCTGTGCAATTGTGCCGCCGCCAACAAGAATGCCGCCCTGACCACCACCATTTACGGGCGCATTAAGACCGCCAGCAACAAGAACACCAGATCTACCGCCACCTTCAGCGGGGACAATTGTCCAATTGCTATAAGTACCAATGCCAGCAAAGTTATCAGCATAGATAACTAATGTTGTTCCACTAAAGGATGTAATGGTTCCTTCAATGAAATTGGAAGAATTGTAAATTGCTCTAACCCGTTGATTAACAACAAATGGAGCAGATGTGCTTGCTACGCTTGTAGTGAATGTGACTGATTGAAAATAAACACCAACTAAAACAGGAATTGTATTTGATGATGTTGAAGTGACTACACCACCACTACCAGAAGATCCAGCAGTAGCACTAGTAATAAGTCCTTGCGAATTAACTACAATCGTTGGATTTGAATAACTACCAGCAGTTACTCCAGAATTGCCTGTAATGCTTACTGCTGAAGTTGCATTTAATGCGCTTCCAGAAATGCTAATCGGCCATGTTCCAAAAGCGTTACCACCGCCTACAGCAGCCGCACCAATAGTATTATATGAAATAGTAGAAGCAGCCGATCCATTGAAAGAAATACCAGGAGCATCGCCTAACCCAGATGAATTAAAT